GGGCGCTTGGTGGTGGCCTTCTCTTCGAGTTCGTCGTACTCACCGATCGTGAGTTCGCGGATCTTGAACCGATAGCCTCGGATCTCGACCGTGCGTGTCTTTGGTTCAGCCGTCAACGGCATGGATAGTTACTCCTTCCATCAGTAGACTGCGACCGCTCCGCACCGTACGGAAACCTTCGGCCTGCTGCAGCCTGTACTGCTTCTTCGGGTTGAGCGATAGGGTCACCCGCTTCTCATAGTCGGGATCGTCCCAGAGCGCTTCAGCCACATATGCGAACACGGCGCGGAGGTCGTAAAGGTCCGCGTCGGGGCCTTCGTCCCCGCGCCGAGTCAGCGTCCAACTCGCGATATCCCCGACTTTGCCGCCGAGGAATGCGATGTCCACGACACCAGCGGGCTTCATATCGGCGCCCGATCTGATGGCCTTGAACAAGTAAGGCATTCGCCATCTCCTTCCGAGTGGAGGGTCACAGCCGGGAGAGGCCTATCAGCCCCTCCACTCGGTCGATGTCACGGATTGAGGGTTAGGCCTCTGCTAGAGGGTGCCGTCCGAGAAGACGGTCCACGCGCCGGACGCACGGAAGTTCCCGGTCGTCTTGATCGCGTCGGTGTTGCTGGCGGTGATGCTCGCGTCCATGAGCCCGGGGCCGTAGGCCACGAGGACAGGCGAAGCACCGTCGTCCGCGTACAGGTAGATGTTGATCGCGTCGGAAGACGCGGCGTTGACCTGATAGTCACCGCTGACATCGAGAAGGCCTGCGAAGGTCCCCTGAATGTCCTTGAGACCCACGAGGTAGGTCTTGTTCACATCGCCGAAGACGGTCGCGTCGACGTAGTCGCGGGAGAGGTTGAGGGTCCACTCCGTCTTGTTCGTGACCTTCGTGCCGGTCCCCTTGGGGCCGTCAAGATAGATCGCGCCGTTCTTGCCATGCAGTTTGGTTCCACTGCCAGCCATAACTCAGTTCCCTTTGGTGCCCCATCAAGTGATCGTCCACGTCCCGGCAGCCCGGAAGTTGCCTTGTACGCGGACGGCGTCGGTAGCCGAAGCGGTGACAGATGCGTCGAGATAGGCAGGGCCTTCACCGACCTTGGTCACGCCGTCATCGGCCCACAACTGCACCGTGTAAGCCGTTCCATCAGCCTTGCTGATGGAGAGGTCACCGGCTGTGTTGTAGAGACCAGAGAACGAGCCTTGGACGTCCCTGAGCCCAGCGGCGTACACCTTGTTGCCATCACGGAACGTGGTGACATCGGCGTAGTCGCGGGACATGTTGAGCGACCATTGGACCTTGTCGGCGATCTTCTGCCCGTCGACGTAGATAGCACCGTTCTTGCCGTGCAGGACGTTCGGGGTAGCCATCGCTACAGGTCCGTCCAGACGGAGTACGTGCCACCGGCTTGCCAGATGCGGCGTCCCTCAGAGTCGACATCTGGCCCCGTTGGCAGATCGGCGACACGACGACACAGCATGGTGGTCTGCCCATCCACGGCGATATCTTGGTCATCCAAGGCCGTGATGATGAGCGCGTCGACGGTATTGGCGTCGACGGGGTTCTCCGCGTAGACCGAGATGTCCCACGCCGAGTGGATCTGCTGGCCATCGAACTGGTGCTCACGCACCGACGAGACCAACTGGTACACGACGAACGGGTATCTCACCCTGCGGGGAGCCATCCCTTCGTTGATGCCGCCTGCGATGGCGGCCCCGAGGGGGGCAGACGCTCTCATGGCCTGCACGATGGCTCGTTTGACTGGGGCAACGGTACTCATTCACGCACCCCTTAGATCGGCACCACGACCTCGATCTCGTACTTGCCTGCGCTGGCACGAGAGGTCGCTGCGTACCTGACCCATTCGCCAACGACGTTGGCGACTTTCTGCTGGCTCTCTGCTGCAGCCGGACGAAGGAATGGATGGGCGGCGGCATGGACCGTGCCGTATTCCATGTACTTCGCGTACGGAGCAGTAGCGATCACCCACGCGGTCGACTTGCCTCCCCGACGGGTCGGCAGTTCGGCCCTGATCGAGTCACGTAGGGTGCCCCCGATGGTCCTGTGCCCGCCGAACCTTCCCACGGCTCGCCGGGTCCTGACCTCGTAGGCACCTCGTGCGCTCAGTGCTGTCCGCCACGGGATCTGGGCGGCATGGAACGCCTTCAACCTCGAAGGGTTCGAGGCTGACGCGGGGTCCTTGCCGGACCAGTACCGAGCCATGACAGCGTCCCTATCGGCCAGCAACTTGTCTGCCTGTGCCAACCGCCGGTCGCTCCAGCGCCGGGGCGGGACGCGCCCCCGGACGATGGTGGGGGCCGGATTGTTCCGGCTTCCCTCTACCGACAACCCGAGTGAGGCGCGGACATCCTTGTCAGCCTCCATCTCGCCAGCCGTCTTGAGACCGATCTCGGGGCCACGGTTGGAGAAGATCCGGCGGACCGGAGCCTTCGCCCTCGCGGCCTTGGCCACGATCTCGGCACCTTCGCCAAGACCGAGTGAGACGGCCTCATGGATCGCGTTCTGAAGGAGGCTGAAGTCGATCATCCGAGCCGCCTTCTCAGGTTGCATGTGATGTAGGGCACCAACGTCTTCACGTCGTCGAGCCCGGTGACATAGAAGTCATCCGAGCCCACGACGACCCTGTCGCCCACGGCGACCTCCGTACCCACGGGCACCCGCAGGGCCCATGTCTGGGTCGTGACCACTGCTCCGACGTTCACCCCCGGCTCCGTCGCCGGAACCGTGTAGAGCCAGCCCTGCACGGTCGTGCGGCGGCTCTCGGACGTCTGGTTGTACTCCACGTTGTCGCCGTAGTCGTCCGACCCGGTGGGCACGGTGGCGTCCCGCCGATAGATGTCGACGGACGTGACCATGCCCTTCTTGGCAAGGTCCCTGATGGCGGCCATCTGGCGATCGGAGATCAGCGTCATCTGACGGTCACCCCGTCGAAGCGATAGGAGGCCAGCAGCGCCGCCGCCTCGGGGGAGACCTCTTCGAGGCTCGCGTGTGCCAGCCGTGGGTCTTCGCGCTGGCGCTCCATCGCTACCTCTTCGATGGACAGCCGACGGAGGTGGCCCATGCCCCGCTGGTGGTGCTCGGTCTCAGCATGCATCGAGGCCACGATGTAGCCCATGGCGTCGCGGATCTCGCCGGGCAGCGTATGCGTGTAGGTGGCCGTCACGAGGTCGGTGGCGGCGGCGTCCTTGCCATCGTTGAGGACGACCGTGCCCTCGTCGTAGTCGATGGTGTAATCGTTGGCGAGGCCCTCGACAAGGGTCGAGCCGTTCTTCTTCACGACCGGCGCCGGATCGGTCTTCCACCACTGGTGCTGGGCCCGCCACGTGAAGCCGTCGCTGAACATCAGGCGTTCTTCGGTCTCGTCGAACGAGAAGCCGTAGTCGTAGGCGATCTCGCAGACCGGCGTGGCCAACCCGATGTTGGGCACGACGAGGGCTTGGAAGAGCCCATGGCTGGTGATGGCGAGGCTGACGACCTCGACGTATCGGGCGCTGTTGTTGATGAACAGTTCCGACGCCGCGATCTCGACGTACTGGGTGTTGGTGACCTTGATCTTGAAGTCGGTCATCTCGGTGATCGGCCAGTGATAGGGCCACACCTTGCGCTGGCCTACATCGACCGGGCCCACGGGATAGCGCCACGTGTGCTGCTCTCCCGTGACGGAGCCACCCCGGAAGTCGTGGACGACCGGCAGGCGAGGCACGAGGCAATACGACTCGACCATGGCATGAGCGCGCTGGCACAGGGACGAGATGAACGGGTCCTCGTGCTCTTCGGTCTCGACGCCGAAGCCCATGGTCCTGAACTTCTGCGCGGTCAGGTATGGCTTCATCCGGTGCTCCTAGCAGTTCGAGGAGGGGGCGCCACTGGGACGCCCCCCGACCTCTGGGTAGGCCTAAGCGACCTTCACCCGCAACTTGTTGTGCCACGGGAGCACCTTGAGGGCCAGACCGTTCATGAGGAACACGATGTACAAGTGGGTCAACTGCCCACTGATGCCGATCGGGATCTCAAGGACGGTAGGTCCGGGGGTGCCGAGGAACGGCAGCGAGAGGCTGCCCTCGTCCAACACGTAGATGTCACGCACGGTGTTACCCGAATACGTGCCAGTCGCTGTGTAAGACGAGATCGAGTCGCCGGGAACGATGGCCCACGGGATGGGACCAGCGATCGTGTTGACTTGCTCGGCCATGACGCCGACACCCATGTTCGCCTGCTGGCTTGCAAGGATGCGGACGTTGGGGTCCTGCTGCTCATCGAACGTGATCTTCTCGCTCGGATGCGACCAGATCTGGGTGGGACGTCCACCCGCCTGAATGATGGGCAGGACCGCTTGGTTCATCACGCGGCGGAAGTTGCCGGTGGTGGTGGGGTCCGTCGCCGGGTCGATGTTCTGGACGTCGGCGTCGTTGAGCAGCGAGCGGAGGCCGGTGAAGGCATCAGCATCGTAGAGGCCCAACTCGTTGTCAGCGGTTCCACCGGAGTCGGTGGCCTGACCTTCGAAGATGGTCTTCTGCATGCGGTAGGCGATCGAGCGAAGGCCTCCCTGCAGTTCGATCATCTCGGGGTTGTAGTTCATGCCGCCAGCGATGACAGCGAACTTCGACTTGAGGGACAGGCCGCGCCGGGTGGCAAGGATCGCCACGTTCGTGGTCTTACGAACGTACGTGCTCTTGTCATCCGTGACGGTGCCCAACTCAGGCATGAAGACCGCGTCACCGTACTGGGTGATCTGGTTCCACGCGTGCGTCAGGCCGTTCGCCGGTTCCTTGGTGAACCGGTCGAACGCCGGGAAGATCCTGACGAAGACCTCGTACAAGAGCGGCTCAAGATCCTGCCGGATCAGGGCCGACGCCGAGGTCGTGTCGATGGCCTTCTGGATGTCAGGGCTGAGTTGCTGGGTGATGCCGTCGAAGGCGACCTGAGCGCTGAAGCCAGCGCTGTTGAGCCACGTTTCGAGCGGGATACCGCTGCCCTGCTTGCGAACCTGAGACGACACCATCATGCCGATCTCGGAGTCGCTCATGTTCTTGACGGTTTCGCCCAGCAGCACACGCTCATCGGGGGTGATGTACTTGCGCGTCTGGGGCTGGGCTGGGGTCGCCTGCTCCTCGACTGTCTGCACGCCGCCCATGACGGGGTTCTCCATCAGGGGTGCGGAGTTCATCTTTTCGAGGGACCCGGCGATCTTCTCCTGTGACTCTGCCAACTTGGTCAGAGCCGCAGCGATCTGGGGATCCACGGTTTATCGCTCCTTTGTGAGCAACGCCATAACGCCTTCCGTGTAGACGCCCTTGAGACCCTCGAACTCCTTGGCGGTCTCGATGACCACCGGGTGAGTCTTGCGGCCCATGGGTGCCTTCTGGAGGCGTTCCAACAGGGAGGTCGTCTGATCCATGGTCTTCTGACTCAAGGTGACGACCCGGTCACGCTCTTCCTCTGCAGCGGTCAGCGACGCCTTCATCTCGACCATCTCGCGGTTCTGGACTTCGATGATGGAGTGCGCGGCCTGCAGGCTGTCGGAGGAAGACAAGAGAGCCGTAAGGGTGATCTCTGCCTCATCGCTCTGGAAGAGGTCCCCGTTCTCAGGG